GTATTTTTATGTATTAAAATGGATATTCAAACACATTTTATGCCACAGCATGTCCGTTCGTGAACACGTTTTTTTCTGTTTCCACAGAGTATATGACGCTCGAATTAAAGAAATTTGATATGCGCACCATCACATTTAAGCCCGATGAAAACAAGGGGCCTGTTATTGTCATGATTGGGCGCCGTGATACCGGGAAATCGTTTCTTGTGCGCGACCTTCTTTATCACCACCGTGATATTCCTATTGGTACCGTGATGTCAGGGACGGAGGCGGGAAATGGGTTTTACGGGAAACATGTACCCAAACTGTTCATCCATGAAGAGTATAACAGTGTGCTTATTGAAAACATCCTGCGGCGCCAGAAAGTCGTACTAAAACAGACCAAAGCGGAGATCGATAAATATGGTAAGACCAAGATCGATCCGCGTGCATTTGTCATATTGGACGATTGTTTGTATGACCAGTCGTGGACCCGCGATAAACTGATGCGCCTGCTGTTCATGAATGGTCGGCACTGGAAAATTATGCTCATTATTACCATGCAGTACCCTCTGGGTATACCACCCAATCTCCGAACCAACATTGACTATGTGTTTATCCTCCGCGAGCCTTATATGACCAACCGTAAGCGCATCTGGGAAAACTATGCATCCATGTTTCCGACCCTTGATGCATTCTGTTCTGTCATGGATCAAACCACGGAAAACTATGAATGTCTGGTAATCAACAACAATGCCAAGTCAAATAAGCTAAACGAGCAAATCTTTTGGTATAAGGCCGAGAACCGTCCCGATTTCAAGCTGGGGTCCAAGGAATTTTGGGAACTGTCCAAGAATATTGGGTCGGATGACGAAGACGAGGCATATGACCCAAGTAAATCAAAAAAGAAGACGGCAGGAAGCAGCATTAATGTGAAAAAATCAAAATGGTAACAATGGTTTGAAACAATGGTTTGAATCAAATGATGGATTGCACATATATGGATATGTGCAATCATGTAAAAGAATTTATGGTTTTAGTCCTCCTTGGCCTTGTTGAGCATACTTTCCAATACAGACTTATTCACGGCGTCCCGTTCTTCGGCATTGGCAACATCGCGGCTTTCAAAGTCAACCGTTTCCATAACGCCTACCAGATTGTCGCATGCATCAATCGTCTGGGTCAGTGCATTGCCCGATGATGTGGCCAAAGCCACATTCTTCTCAATTGCCTCGCGTTTTGCTTGGCGCACTCGTGACTCGAACTCCATCTTGGCCTTCTGTTCATTCTGAATCTTCTCCTTGTGAAGCTGGTTGAGTTCTTCTTCCATGAATTCGACGCGACCCGTCTTGTATGCATCCGGGTCCCAGGGGATCCACATGCCCACCGGACCGACAAAGATATCGTGATGGGGATCACCCTCGCGGAGGCTTTTGCATCGTTGTTCGGCCTCTTCCTGGGTGGAATACACGCCGCGAATTTTAAGCCCACGTACAGAGGTTTGGAAGGAGTTCTTTCGGTCAAACTCTTTCCCGAGCTCCTCCTCGCGTTGGTCCATGAAATTGCGATAATCGTCCGTTACTGGGGTTGATCGAAGCACCTCCTTCTCGGCATCCACAAACTCCTTGAATGCGGCCATCACGCTCTCGGCATGGAGGCTGTATTTATGCGCCATGAATTGGATAAAATCAGTGAATTTGTTCATAGATTTAGTGAAATCCCATGACTTGACAAACTCGCTGAACATGAATTGGTCGCGCTGTTCAAGGATCTTTTCGGGAGAGACAAAGGACATACAGGCAAACTTTTGTGCCGCAATGGGTTGATCTTCGTCGCAAAGATCCACATATTTTGGATTGGGTTTACCGTCTACCATCTTTCGTTCGAATGACATTATATACATCTATTGAGATCATGTTTATATTTCTTTCAAAGGAAATATAACCAACCAGAATTTTTTCTTAAAATAGTGTATATGTTCGGTGAAATTGACATGCAAGAGATTGTGCGCCGTCTGGTCAAGTACTTTATTGAGGGTTTCGTGGTGGCTGCCGTTGCGTTCGGTATCCCCAAAAACGGTCTTGCCATGGAGGAGATTGTGGTGATCGCCCTTGCGGCCACCATGACCTTTAGCATCCTTGATGTGTTTGTGCCCGCCATTGGCGCGTCCGCGCGATCGGGCGCCGGCTTCGGTATCGGTGCCAACTTGGTCGGATTCCCCATGATCCCCAAGTAAACATCCTAATAATTAACTTGTAATTTGCGTTATGCGAATAACGCCAATTGCTACAGAATATGCATATTTGATGCATTACACCGTCGGGAAGAACTGCCAATCCAATTCTTTACACACGTCGCGCCATATCATATCTTGCTCCAGCTGTTTTTCGCGGTCCTTGAGCATTGGGATAAAAGGTAGGTATTGTGTCTGGTCCAATAACACACATAGCTGGTACAGCGTGTAGGTGTAATTAAAGAAGTTGGTGCGCGTTGGGGGACAGTGAAGTGCCCATGGTCGCTGGATTTCAATAAACAGAACGCAGAGGGTTTCATGAAGATCGCTGTCCATGACTGGTGGTTTGATGCCAAATATCGAATTGATATACTGAATATGTTCAAAGTACTTGTTGAGCCCCAGCTTCCGCAGAATCTCGCGCATCTTGTTGTAGTCTAATGTGCTCAAATCGGTAATGCGCTCCTTCTTGATGCGATTTTGAATCATCTCGATAATCTCGTCGGGGATTTGTGTGGTTTCCTTTGCTTGGAACTGGGCAAGGATCTCCTTGAAATGATTTAGCCTGATGTATGCAGTATAGGATACTTCATTTGGCGGGTCTTTATTCGACGGTTTGGAACTGTCTACAATATGACGGACAAATCGACCACACTCCCGATTATTGCATATTAGCACTCCCTCGTCTTCTTGCGCAATCAGTTCGCCCTTGTTGCAAAACCGGCAGTTTTCATGCTCAATAGTAAAATCCCTTACCAATATCGTCTCTTCATTGATGTTTTTCCAGTATTTCTGATAAAGTTGACGAGACGTATTGTATCGGCTATGGTTTGTACCTGATGCCTCCTTCTTGGTACTTTTTATCCGAAAAAAAGAGTTCATCAGACCGTCGTTGGTGCGCTTTTGGTCTCCGCTATTGATCTTTTGTTTTTCTTCAAAATAATCAAATATGTATTTGGAATTTTCCAAAAAATAGGTGCTTTTCTCCTTTTTCAGGCGCTTGAGCTTATTTCCCATGTTTTGCAGCTTTAGACGAACTTCGGATGTTTTGGCAATCTCCCCTTCATCTACTTGGGATTTTAGCGTATTGTATTCCGATTCCAGTTTGGGTATCACCGTTTCTTCCAGTTGTCTGAATCGTTCGAGCATTTGATCATGCTTCACGTCAAGGGACGGAGCTACTTGGATATTCGATGACATACCTATACTACAAGACAACGGTTTATATGTTGTTGGACAAATTAGTTTTCGTATGTTCACGACATTGGCGTCCAAAAGCGCAGAATAAAAGCTTTCGATAGGATATTAACATGCAAACAACAACCATGGTTATCTCCACCGACACAAACGTTAAAATGCACCATAAAGAGTTCCAGAAGATGGTATTCATCCATAATGCAATTGAGGATGGCTGGACCGTCAAGAAAATGAACGAGGATAGTTATGTATTTACCAAAAAACACGAAAACAGGCGACAAGTATTTCAAAAAGAATATTTAGAAAATTTCATCGAACATAATCAAGAATTGCGCGATCCGGGACTGTGTGAAATCGTGTAAATCCTTCCTAAAATATCTTAAAATCATTGGGAGAATCCAACATTTAGGGATTAAATTGCGCTTATTTCTGAGATTTTTTTCTATTCTAAAGTATATAACAATGGGAGGTGCTCTTATGCAGCTTGTCGCGTACGGTGCCCAGGACGTGTTCCTGACCGGTACCCCTGAAATTACCTTCTGGAAGGTGTCTTACCGCCGCCACACCAACTTCGCCATGGAGTCGATCGAGCAGACCTTCTCCGGACAGGCCGACTTCGGCCGACGCGTGACCTGCACCATCAGCCGCAATGGTGACCTGGCCTACCGCACCTACTTGCAGGTGACTCTTCCTGAGATTAACCAGAGCCTTAACAATGATTCTGTATATGCCCGCTGGTTGGACTATGTGGGTGAGCAGCTTGTCGCCCAGGTTGAGGTTGAGATCGGTGGCCAGCGCATCGACCGCCAATACGGTGACTGGATGCACATCTGGAACCAGCTTACCATGACCTCTGAGCAGGAGCGTGGATACAACAAGATGGTCGGAAACACCCAGCAACTGACCTACTTGGTTGACCCCGATTTCGCCGATCTTGCCGGCCCCTGTTCCTCCATCACTACCGTGGGCCAGACCTGCGCTCCCCGCAAGGCTCTTCCCGAGACCACCCTTTACGTGCCCCTTCAGTTCTGGTTCTGCCGCAACCCGGGTCTTGCTCTGCCCCTGATTGCCCTTCAGTACCACGAGGTGAAGATCAACATCGATTTCCGCCCCATCGGCGAATGCTTGTGGGCTGTCGGTGCTCTTGGTGCCACCAGTGGCAGCCAGGCCATCACTGCTGCCTACCAGCAGTCCCTTGTGGCCGCTTCTCTGTATGTGGACTACATCTTCCTTGATACCGATGAGCGCCGCAAGATGGCCCAGAACCCCCACGAGTACCTCATCGAGCAGGTGCAGTTCACTGGTGATGAATCTGTGGGTTCTTCCTCCAACCGCATCAAGCTTAACTTCAACCACCCGTGCAAGGAACTTGTGTGGGTTGTGCAGCCTGATGCCAACGTGGACTACTGCAGCTCTCTTAATGGCAACAACGGCCTCTACAAGCTTCTGGGTGCCCAGCCATTCAACTACACCGACGCTCTTGATGTGCTCGAGAACGCCACCTCCTCGTTCGCTACCGATGCCTCTGCCGCGACCGCCATTTCCAATGGTCAGTTCGAAGATATGAGTTTCAACAGTGATGCCACCACCTTCGTCCTTGGCGAGGCTGCCCTTGGCATGCACTGCTGGGGTGAGAACCCGGTCGTCACCGCCAAGCTTCAGCTTAACGGACAGGACCGATTCTCCGAGCGCGAGGGATCTTACTTCGATACCGTGCAGCCCTTCCAGCACCACACCCGTGCCCCCGATGCCGGTATCAACGTGTACTCCTTCGCCCTGCGCCCTGAGGAGCACCAGCCCTCGGGAACCTGCAACTTCTCCCGCATCGACAACGCCGTGCTTCAGCTTGTGCTTAGCTCGAACGCCGTCGGTGGTACCTCCACTGCCAAGGTCCGTGTGTACGCTGTTAACTACAACGTGCTGCGCGTGATGAGCGGCATGGCTGGCGTAGCGTACTCTAATTAGAGAAACTATATGCAACTCCATCCATCCCAATCACTAACTAAATAGGCATTTATGCCAAATCTGAAATTTAAAAAATGAGTAGCAAAATATCGTTACTCATTTTTATCTTGTCATTCGACGTTTTTCTGCGTTTTGTTGCGCTCGCTCCAATATATTTTCTGGCTTGTAATTTTCCCGGATTTGTTCTTCGCGTTTTTCTTTGATATCGTTACGTATTTTCTGTATGCTTTCTTGATCAGGCTTATGAGGATTCCGTTTGAGGTGGACACCTATTGTAATATCCTTCTCTTCTTGTGGGTCGGGATACTTGGTGAATATACACAATAATTGGTTGACAAAATCGCCCATCGCAAGATCTCGTTTGAGGTAGTTACACGTCCCACAGCAAATTTGTATATTAGACTCTTCATAACCAATGCTGTTATCAATCCTATCTATCCCATTTGTATGTGTATCAGACGGATCCTTTCCACAAATTGTACATGATTGTGCGATGAGATCAGACCATTCATCAAGGGAGATCTCAAAGGATAATTCTTTTTTCCTTGCGCGCCTTTCATAATCGCGGTATGATGCTCCTTGAAAATCCCTGAATAACTGTGGGTATAGCGGACCGTTGATAATTCCTTGGAATGCGAGGATATGATGAGCAATACCAATGAAATGTGACACGGGCAAATTAGATTTCATATAGTTGCATATTTTGCAACAACTTACACAATTATCGCTGGTATAGTGGCGTTCGGAGTCAATACGATCAATTCCTATGTTCATTCGGTTGTCGCAATAATGACAGCCACCCGATAGTAGCTGCTCAAACTCATCGTCATCAAGTTCAAACGCAAGACCTTTTTCGCGAGCGCTTCGTGTATAAATGAAACGTTTTCTATTTGTAGTATTTTTTTGATTTTCCAATAATTCGGCCGATCTTTCAGGATTTTTCTCTCTCCATTTTGCCATGGTTTCGGCATTGCGTTTAAGATATGCCTCGCGGTTTTCCGCATTTTGACGCGCTCGGTAGTTCATGTCAATTATGTTTCGTTTTTCTCGATTGTTGTCAACCCATGCCTTCTTAGTGGCGATGTTCTCGGACTTTTTCGATGCAGCTCGCGCAAGCTCTCTGCGCCGGTCTTGGTCACGTTTGCTGTCTTGAAGTTTATTGCTATCACGGCATTTTTTGCACGTTTTGGTGATGCCGCGTTCGCCCTGAAACATCGTTTCGTCGTATATTTGACAACATGTGGTGCATTTTCGTTTGCCGTCCTCTTGAGCAACCCCCTCTTCTTTTGCTTTTTTCCTGCGTGCGCGATCGCGCTCTCTGTCTTTTTCGAGGCACTGATCACATTTGACCTTCTTGTAGTTGCTGTCCAGACGGGTTCGGCAGCCGCGGATATGATTCCTACATGGGCGCAACCCGAATTCCTCTGTCTCCGCGAGCCATGCGGCCTTATCAAATTCGATCCGTGTGTCTTCGGTAACGTCAGTATGTTCGTCCTGCCTCATATCAGTGTCAGACATTTGTACGTTACAATTAACGGACATATTGAATCAATTTTCTATCCGTTACCAATAACTCGATCCGCAACCCATATAAACGCTTTACGTTGATCAATGCAATGATACGTTATACAACAACCCAAAACCAGCTGCTCGTAGAGAGCTTGCTCGAATATTTCAAGGATTGGAACAATGTTCATCGATTGATGAACATCATTTCGGGCAAATGCAGGGTGTCAATCCGCGCGATTGACTGGTTTACCACCAACTACTCCAAAAAGCATCATGTGGTGTACATGGTTAACGGGCGTCGGTTTCGTGTGAACCTGGAGTATAAACTGCTCCTGAAGGGCTACTCAAAAAAGCGGTGCGACCCGTTTGCGCGATGGGAGCGCATGCTGATTCCCTACAATGACGAGACCGACATGGAGACCACTGTCGGTCAGATGATCTTCTTCCGATGGGCGTTTGAAAACCATATTATTGAGTACATGTTGGAACACATCGACGAGATCGAGGCGGACATGAACGAGCGTTCGGGGTCGAGGCGAAAGCGACCGACAGAGGGAGGGCGCACCCGCAAGCGACGAGAGGAGCTGTCAGTGTCCGCATGTAAATGTGTGAAAAAAGAGGACGTGACAATCACGGTCAAGTTCTCATAAAGTTATACAAGTTTGTTGACGAAATCCTTAATCGCCTCACCGCAGCATTCAATAATGTTCAGATTGTCTGCACTGTTGTCAATGCGCAGCATGTTTCGGTCACACGAATCGGTACCAAGCCAGTCAATATGGTAATTATGACAGCGTTGAAGATAGGCAAGCTCGATGTTGTCTTCGCCCGCGCGAGCGCGAATTTTGACGCGCTCCAGACAGGTATCTGGTGGCGCCTGCATATAGATGATTCCTGCGTGCATAAACTCGGATGTGTATGCATCGTAGAATTGCTGGTATATCTGATACTCAATGGACTCTATTTTCCCGTCATCGCTGAGCATTTTGGCAAAGATGTTGTAGTCTGCTTCGAGCGAACGCTCGCATACAAATACCGTGGCATCGGGATTCTCGCGCATAGCTGCCCGCAGTTTTTGCACGCGTGTAGCAAATGCCATGACCTGGAATGCAAAGGCATATTTGGCGGGATTGGCATAGAATTTGGACAACACATCGCCCTCCTCGTCGCGAATTTCCGTCCACATATCAACGGGCTCGTCTACAAAGCATACCTTCTTTGATTCCCCAAAGAGTTCACGCAGGTAGTTAAGGATGGTGGACTTACCGGCGCCAATATTGCCTTCGATCGAAACGATTTGGGGGAACATTACTAAAGATGGTGATTATAAAATCGACATCTTTTATGCACTTAATCAATTTTTGTGCAAGTCAAACGACCACTGTTCTATAGTGAGGCCTGTGGTTTGTACTTCAGAATGTCTTTTGCGTTTCCTGTGGTGGGGAACCATTCTTCGCCAAACACGTCCTGTAGCAAGAGCCATTCAAATATCCCTCCTGCGTACACGTGTACCTTACGAAAGCCCAATTTAATGAGCTGTTCGGCCTTTTGCTGTGCCGATGTATCGCATGTATTGCGGCCGTATACAATGATGTTCTTGGAAGAGTACTCCATCCGCGAGAGCAGTCGATTGATGATGTCAGGTTCATCCGAGGACCGCACGGTTCCGGAAATGATGCAGGTCTGCTCCCCTTCAGGAAGGGTATTGATCATGATTACGCAGTCGCGTTTGGCCGCCGTTTGCACGTCGGGGTACCCTACCTGTGTTGCCTTGGCCGGAAACAGGAAGGGGAGCATGATATGCCTGGCCCCAAGTATTTATGTGTGTTCCGAACGAAAATTGATTTGAAGACAGACATGGTGAAGAGTATATACAAATTATTATGGACCTTTCGCAATCGAAGATTACCAAGCAAGAGTGGGAGAGCCTGGAGGTTCCCGTCAACGAACGTGAGAAGAATGTGCTTGACATGCTCAATCGCGGTTACGCGGACCCTACCGCGCGCCACAACGACCATAAGTCGCTGTTGTGCTTCCTGAAGATGGATGGCGAGAGCTACCATCAACACCTCTATCAAAAACATTTCCATGAGCGCATTCAAACTACTGTGCGCAAGTACTGCCCTGATGTAACCTATACCCTTCCTACCGCCGCCCTTAAGAAACTGAACAGTGTGGATCTTGCGCGCCTCAACAACTTGGACAAGAACATTGATGCAAACAAAGATCGCATTTTCGAATTCACCCTTATTGATCTCTGCTACCACATTGCCAAAAACCACAAAAAGAAACGCGACTGCTACGTGTCATACCTCTACTCGCTTGTTCATGTACTGCGTGTGTCGATTGATGGTATCAATACAGGCGTTCTTTCGTACGCAAATGCCGTCATTACCAAGTACTATGACTCGGTCAAGCCCAAGCATATGATTCGCAATGCCGCGCGATTCATTGAGCAGAATGAGTATGTCTCCAAGTATCGCGATCAACAGCTCTATGTGCATCAACAGGACATCTATCGTGTGTTTTCCGAGAAGGATGTTACAAAAGGGTCGTTTGTAACATACTGCGCCCCTACGGGTACGGGGAAGACACTTACACCCATTGGACTGGCCAATGGCTACCGCATTATATTTGTCTGTGTGGCTCGGCACATCGGCATGTCGCTGGCTCGCTCGGCGATTTCGGTGGGGCGTAAGGTAGCGTTTGCCTTTGGATGCAAGACCGACGAAGACATTCGACTCCACTATTTCGCGGCCAAGGACTACGAGCGTAACTGGAAGAGCGGTGGCATATACCGCGTGGACAATAGTGTGGGCGACAACGTGGAGATCCTTATATGCGACGTGAAATCGTATTTGATAAGCATGGAATACATGCTGCGGTTTGGGCCAGCAGAGGGACTCATTGTGTTTTGGGACGAGCCCACCATTACGCTCGAACGTGAAGAGCATCCGCTGCATGAGGTGATATCGCGTAACTGGAACGAAAACAAGATACCCAATATGATCCTCTCTTGTGCCACCCTTCCGGATGACAATGAGATCCATGTGGTCAAGGATCGCTTTGTTGCGAAATTTCCCGGGACGTCACTGCATGATGTGCGGAGCAATGACTATACCAAGTCCATACCTCTTATAAGCCGTGACGGGAAATGCGTTCTTATTCACAACCTATGTGAGTCCTATGAGGATATGCGTGAGGTGGTTCAATATTGCATCGAACATTCTACCCTCTTACGGTATTTTGATCTGGGCGGCGTCGCAGACTTCCTCAATCAGGTGCACAAGGACGGCATGGTGCCAATTGAGCACTACTTCACAAATATTGAGGAAATCACAATGGATTCGATAAAAATGGCATATCTGAATACCCTCGCGGAACTCACGGAAGAGCAGTGGAAAAAAGCCCGCGAAACGGCGGTTTCGCGTGATGCTGCAAAATTTCCCGATGCGAGTGACAGTGGTGTGTTGTTCACGACAACGGACGCACATACGCTCACAGATGGCCCTACCATCTATCTATGCGAGGACACAATGAAGATGGCAAACTTCTATCTGCAGCAGTCGCGCATCCCGGCATCGGTACTCGACGACCTGACCAAGGCCATTGAAACGAACAACAGTCTCTACAAAAAGATTACCAACGTCGAGCACTTGATCGAGCAAGAGTTCGAGAAGACAGATGACCCCGATGGTAAGGGAAAGGGAAAGAATATTGGCAAGAGTCGTCTGAGTAATGACGGTAAACGTAACATGGCAGAAATTATTCGACTCAGACGCCAGGTGATGGCAGTGACATTGGACGATCGGTATATACCGAATACCCGGGCG